GCTGCCCGAGGCACGCCGTCTGAGCAGGCCTAACGACTATCTTGAGCCGTCAAAGGAACTCAAACCAAACACTATTATGAGCACTCAATTCAAAGTCACACTTCGCAAGCGCACTCAAGGAACCTGGGATAACGATTACGCCAGCGGCCATCTCGGCTTCATGGCTGAATACTTCGACTCGAAGGAAGAAGCCGAGGCCGAGTCTGACAAACGCAACGAGAAGCTGGCGCAGGACGCGGCGGATGGATGCGGGATGTCAGTCGAAGACTGGAACGACACTCACGCCCGCGACTGTGACAAATACTGGCACGTTATCGAAGCATGAACTCGACCGAATACAAAGCAGCCCGCGAGCGCCTCGGCACACAAGCCGAGGTTGCCTCGTTGCTGGGCATCAACCGCGTGACTGTCGCGAAGCGCGAACGGCGCACTTGTGACACGCGAGGCTGAACTAGCGATCTTGGCACTTCGCAAACCAAAACGCTCCCGCAAGTCAGAGAACCAATAGCTCAGCAATAGCGGCGTAGTCGCTGTTTGCTGCTGCGACAGTTCGGCCCGAATGACGGAAAATTTGAACCCGTTGGAAGTGGGATGAAAGGGAGTGTTGGGGATTCTGTCCAATGCTTTTTGGGCATAGTTTCAGCGCTTGAAATAACGAATCAGCATAACTACACTAGAACCAATGCCAGCACTCCAGAACAAAAAGCACGAAGCCTTCGCTCAAGCGGTGGCGTTGGGAATGCCAGCGTCGCAGGCTTATGCTGATTGTGTGTCTGGCGGGAAGTGCTCGGAAGGAACGGCGGAAGTAACCGGATGCCGCTTGTGTAAAGAATCTAAGGTGGCTCTAAGAATCGCCGAACTGAAAAGCAAAGTCAGCGACGCGGCAGACAAAAAGTTCGACCTGACTAAAGATAAATGGTTGGGCCGATTGGCTGGCATTGCTCAAAAAGCCGAAGATTCCGACGACTTCAACGCTGCCACCAATGCGCTAGACAAGATCGGCAAGGCTGGGGGATGGTATGAGGCGGAGAAGCAAGAGCACAGCGGCGAAATCAAAATCACCATTGTGAAGCAATGACCGAAATTCGCCTGCCCCATCGCTTCCAGGTCCGAGACTATCAGCGGCCCATGTGGGAGGCGATGGACGAAAAGAAGCGCGTGCTCGCTGTCATCCATCGGCGCGGCGGCAAGGACAAAACGTTTTTCAATAAGCTGATTTGCCGCGCTGCCGAGACGAGCGCCAACTATGCCTACTACTTCCCGACCGCCACGCTCGGACGAAAGGCGCTGTGGAAAAACGTTGACGTAACAAACGGCCTGCGAGTCATCGACCATGTGCCGCCCGCTCTGCTCAAAAAGCCGCCGAACGAGACGAATATGATGATCGAGCTAATCAATGGCTCAACTTTGCAAATCTTGGGCACTGACAATCTCGACGTGGTAGGCGGCAATTACTACGGCATGGCGTTCTCCGAGTATCAGAATCAGAATCCTATGGCATGGGACTTGTCGCGTCCCATCCTGGCAGAAAATGGCGGTTTTGCCTGGTTCAACGGAACGCCTCGCGGAGAAAATCATTTCTTCGACATACTGAACGTGAATAAGGATAATCCATCCTGGTTCACGACGGTGCTTTCCGTGGATGACACGCACGCCATCACGATGGCCGACATCGACGAGGAGCGTCGGTCAGGGATGAGCGAGGCGATGATTCGGCAGGAGTTTTACTGCGACTTCACAGCCCCGAATGAGCGCGCCATTTATGGGCGTTTTATGAATGATGCACTAGCGCAGCAACGAATCGGCGCTTTTCCAGTCGATGGCCGCGCCCCTGTTCATACTTTTTGGGACTTGGGAAGCCCAAAAAACACCGTCGTTTGGTACGGTCAGCCGTTGCCTTATGGCGTCATGCGCTGGATCGACTGCGACTATGGGCTTGAACTGACGCTAGCGGAGCGCGTGGCGCACATGAACAAGAATGGCTTCAACTTCGGAAGCCACTTCATGCCGCATGATGCGCGGCAGACTGCCCGACATGGCAAGACATTCGAGCAAGACTCAAGAGATGCTGGCTTGAAAAACATCGTCGTCGTTCCGCAGACTTCCAACATCTGGACCGGCATCAATCGAGTCTCGGAACTGTTCCCAACGTTTGAGTTTCGCTCGCCAGCTTGTGACGTGGGCGTCAAAGGCTTGAAAGCCTACGAGTCGGCCCCTGAATCAAGCGGGGGCATCATTCGCAACGAGCCGCTTCATACCTGGGCAAGTCACATTGCGGACGGGTTACGGACGTATGCAGAGGCGGAGTCGCACGGCTTGCTGCCTTCGTATTCCGTAGGCGGGCAATCTCGCCAAGTTCAAATTTTAACCGCCTTCCGATGAATTGGCTAACCGAAGCCTCAAAAGTTTACGAGCGCGAGCCGTGCGCCCGTGGATTCTGGGAAGACTTCCAAGCGCATCTCATCACGGGGCATGTCTTCCGCAACGATCAATTCTTTTGCATGGGGCGAGCCGTCATGCGTGACGCGCCCGTGGCTGAACTGCTAGACCCGTGGCATCACTTCGACGAGGACGAGGCCGATGCTTGGCTTGTCTGGCTAGTCGCTGGTGACATGGCGAAAGCGTGGGCTTGTTTCCCCTCGCCTAAACCTTGGATCGGGTTTCAACGGTCCAATCGTTTGCGCTGGCGGAAGTTTGACCGGCTGGAATCGCTAGTGTTGAGGACTCCACAAAGCGCTTGATTTCCTGCGGTTTCGTCGGCGTGCTTGAGCATGTGGCACTCACAAGCACGATTTGAAGCTCTCGGACACTGCTGCCTTTTCAAAGGCAAGAACGACACATCCAAGCAGGACAAGCTAGCCGCGCAGCAAATGCAGCTTTCGCGGCAGCAGCACCAGGAGAACCTCGCCATTGCACAAGCACAGCTTGAGCTTGCTAATCAGCCGATACCAGAAGCGCCCCCAACGCCCCCGCCCGTGACCGAGACAAGCGCGGACGTGGCGCAAGCTGAGGACATTCAACGCAAGCGCCTTCGTGCGAAGTCTGGTAATCGTTCCGTCTTCGCGGGTGAAACAAGGGGCTATCTCGGCGGCGTTGCTAGCTCGCTTGGCAAAGCTGGAGGCGCTGCTTAATGTCTGCAAATCCCACAGCGATTCGCGAGCGCTACGACTCGCTTGCTAGCGAGCAGGCCGGATGGTTGAGCGCGTGGCGTGAGGTGCGGAAATACACGCATCCACGGAATGCTGTCACCAGCACGAAGAAGCCAACAGGCACCGCGCCCGATACTTCAACCACAACACAGCTTTTTGACCTGACGGCTTGCCACGCCAGCGCAGAGCTTGCAGCCGCTTACGTGCATTGGCTTTGCTCGAATGAGGACGCATGGTTCCGTCTGGATCATCCTGTTAAATCTTCCGTCGTGGAAGACTGGTGCGACAAGGCAACGGAAGTTTTCCGAGCTGAAATTCTCGGCTCCAACTTCTATGAGAAGATCATGGAAGCCTTCCTTGAGCTGAACGGCCCCGGCACTGCCGCCGCCGCGATTGGGATGGGGGAAGACGGCCTGGAGTTTGAAAGCTGGCGCTGCGGTCAATTCGTGTTTGCTGAGAACGCGAAGGGCAAGGCAGACGAGGTAATCAGGAAATACAGCCTAACGGCGAAGGCCGCGCTTCAGGAGTTTGGCGACAAGTGCCCGCTCCAGGTGAAGCAAGACGCGGAGAATCCCGCCAAAGCGAGCACAAAGCACGCATTTCTTCACTCGATCTACTACCGGAAGCCTGAAGACATCAAGGCCGTGGACACTGCGAAGCGCGAGGCTGGCAGCGTTGAGGCGTTGCCGATTGCTTCCTGCTATGTCCATTACGACAGCAAGACGCTTGTGCGCGAAGGCGGCATGTCCGTGATGCCGGTAGCCGTGGGCCGGTATATGGTCTGGCCTTCGGATGATGAAAGTGATGAGATCTTCGGCTACTCTCCCGGCTTCATGGCGCTTGCCGATGCTCGCAATGCTAACTATCTCCGCGAGCAAGAGCTAACCTTGGCAGGTATTGCAGCCGGTCCCCGCGTGCTGATTCCCAAGACGCACCAAGGCCCCGTTGATCTGCGGAGAAACGGCGTCACGTTCGTGGATGACATGGCCAACGCCCCGCGTGAGTGGGCCACGGCTGGCAACTTCCAGATTGCTCGCGAGTCGCTTGAAGACTGCCGCCGCGCTATCGAGCGCGTGTTTCAGACTCAACTCGTTCGCCAGTTCGGAAGCCTCAACAAGCAAATGACAGCGACGGAAGTAGCGGCTCGGCAACGCGAGGCACTTGTGTTGTTTGCTCCCGCCGTCTCGCGTCGTCTCACTGAGCTGATTCAACCTTTGCTCGAAGCTGGTTTCGCCATACTTTACAATCGCGGGGCGTTTCCCGATGTGCCCGCAGAAATGCAGAGCGAAGGCGGCGTGATTCCGCCAGCGGTGAAGTTCACTAGCCGCATTGTTCTAGCTATTGAAGCGCTCAAAACCGAAGGCTTCTTGTCCGTTATGGAGATTGGCGGCAGCATCGCGGCCATCAAGCCGGACGTGCTGGACAACATCGACATCGACAAGGGTTATCGAGAGCTTGCACGCGCTCGCGGTGTGGCTCCTGACACGATCAGACCAGAGCTTGAGCGCGACGACATGCGAGCACAGCGGGCCGAAGCGCAGGCGGCACAGCAGCAGCAAATGATGATAATGGAAGCGGCGAAGAATCCCGAAGTCGTGAAGCAAATTGCGGCAGCGCAGGGAGGGCAGGCGCAATGAACAACCTTATTGCCCAACTCGAAGCGACGGAAGGATGGGACGAGGCCGCAAGCGCTATGATGGCGACTCCAGGCGGGCACAAGGCATTAACGATTCTCTGCGCGTTTGAGCATCCGCTGAACAACCCTTTTACCGAATCTGACCAGATTGCCGCCGCTGTGCGTGCTGGTCGTCGGGAAGTCATCGCCGCGCTATTCAGGGCGGCACCAAACACAACGCAACCACCCAAAGAACATGGCCAACATCACGAAAGCAGAACGCGCAAGACGCGAGGCAGAAAAGCAGAAGGCAGCAGCGAATGAGCAAGACCAAACGCCGCCCGTTCACCAAGTCAAAAGCGGTGGACAAGAGTTGCCGCAGTCACGGGAGGTGTCCGTATTGCCAGAGCAACCGGCAGCACAAGCATCTACGGCGAATGACGCCGGATTGATCCCGCCATGCCCTCCCATGTCTCCGCAACTTGGCGCTCGGACGCCCGAGGTGGTTGAGTGGGTAAAGCAATACGAGGCCGAGCGTTTCGCTAGCTACTATCAGGTCAAGTGGCCACATCTTTACGGCACCAGCACGAAAGCTGACTAATTTACCATGAATTACAACACATTCCTTTTTCAAGAAGCGGGCGCAATCGCCACCGATGCCGGGGCCGGTCATTCCATCGTTTCCGGCATTGTCGGCGACACGCCAACGCCTGCGGCCACAACCACGACGACGGAAGCGCCCGACTATCACAAGTATGTAGGCAAGGACGGCGCGCTTTCGGACGGCTGGGAAAACCTCGTTGACGAAGGCTATCGCGGCACGGTCAAGGGCACGAAGACCGTGGGCGACTTGGTGAAGCGCTTGCATGACAACCAAGCGGCAGCGCGTGCGAAGTCTGAGGGGATGTTGCGCGTCCCTGGCGATGACGCGACGCCCGAACAACTCGCAGACTTTCGCAGGGCACTGGGCGTGCCAGAGAAGCCGGAAGACTACGGCATTACGAAACCTGCCGAACTGCCGGAAGGCGTGGAGTGGGACGATGAACTTGTCGGCAACTTCACCAAGTTTGCGCATGAAACCGGCCTGCCGCCGAAGCAAGCGAAAGCCGCTGTGGAGTGGCACGCGAAGGCCATGGCCGCAAAGGCGGAGAAGGGCCGTGAAGAGCTAAGCACGTTCCTTCAAGATCAAACCAAGCAAGTGCTGGAGCATTTCGGCAACGACAAAGGCAAGGCAGCGGAGCAAATCGGCGGCATCTTGAAAGAGGCGGAGCAATACGGCATCACGCCGCATTCAGCCGACTTGCTAAGCGCTGGAACCTGGAAATATATGCTGGCTGTGCGCGGAGAGCGTGACGAGCTGGCGGTGAAGGTAAAGGCTCTCACGGGTGAAGACGTGGTCACGGGTAGGGGCAAGGGCGGCACCGTGGTTGCTAATCCTCGCGCCGAAGCTAAGGCCATCATGTCTGAGCCTGGATGGCACAAAGACGCGGCTAAACAGGCGAAGGTAAACGAGCTTTACGCTCTCGCGGCAGCGCAGGGTTAAGGACTCAACTTTCCTCTTGCGCTTCTCGAAAGTGTTCAACAAGATTCATCCAAGTTAAGGCGGCTCCTTGGTAGGACTTCCCGCCCGCACGAACTGACCGTCTCGACTCCCCGCAGGGGACTTCTCGGCATCGCGGGCAGTGGCTTCAAATCCACTCTTTTTCCTATCTCGCCTTTATGGCTGCACAATCCATTCCTGCCGATTTCGGCATCAAGTTTGCGGACGCCTGGGAAACCCAGCTCCAGCAAGAAAATTCCAAACTGGGAGCGACGATCATCGTTGATTCCGGTATCACTGACGGCGTTACGGAACGCTGGGTGAAAGACCTCCAGAACAACTTCGAGTTCGTTGAGAACAACTCGCGTTTCGGCAAACAGAACCCAAGGGAAGTCACAAGCGAAGATCGCCGTTTGGCAATCCGCAACTTCGAGGCCTTCTACAAGTTTGACCGCAACGACAAGGCCAGCCTGCAAAACGCACATCTGCCTGACTCGGAAGTGATGATGTCTTTGCGCTTCGCCTGGAACCGCAAGATCGACGACATCATCATCGAAGGCGCTGCCGGTAACGTCTATGTCTCGCCTCGCGAGGCTCCCGTTGCCACCGCGCTCCCGGCTGCTCAACAGGTCGCCGTGAACTACGTCATCACGGGCAGCGCTGCTAATAGCGGCATGACCCCGTGGAAGATCCTTGAGGGCATCCGCATCATGGAGACTGACGAAGTGGATATTGTGGCAGAGCCTCCGGTTCTCGTCATGTCGCCGCTTCAAAAGCAGGACTTGATCTACTTCGTTTCAACGGCCCCTCAGGACCATTGGGCGAAGATGATCGGCGCTTGGTTGGAGAAGCCCGCCATGGGCCTGTTCGGCTGTGAGGTCATCATCAGCAACCGCCTCTCGGTGGCTAGCTCGGTGCGCACTTGCTTGCTCTACACCCGTCGAGCCTTCCTCGGTGCTCGCAACAAGTTCGAGTTCAAGGTGGATGAACTGGCCACGGCTCGTCACGCCATCCAAATCTCGGCCTATGCGCAAACGGGCATTGTTCGCCGCTGGGATAAGCGGGTTATTACCATCGCCTGCGACGAATCCTAAACCCCTGACTTGAACTAGACCATGGCTAACTACGATTCCACTTACTTCACGGCAGAAGCTGCTGCCAATCTGGCAACGCGAAACAATGCGCCAAACGCTGGAGTGCTGACACAACCGCTTGAGCAAGCCGTGGTGTCTGTCACCATCGACGCCAGCATTACGACATCCGACTTCCTTCGTCTGATGACAATCAAGAAGCCTGGCCGCACGCTTATCCCTGAACTCTCGCGGGTTCGGGTGAGCAACGCCAGTTCAAGCATTGCCTTCGTCTTGCAACGCCTACCCATCACGGGTTCGGCTGTGACGCTGACGGCAACCTCGGGCACTCTAACCACGGCAGGCACCGCCTTCGCTGCGGTCGATGGCACCACGGCACCGGTTGAACTGAGCATCGGCGACATCATCCAAGCCGACGTGACCGCTGAAACCGGCGTGGCCTGCACTTACACGTTTGAACTCACGTTCCGCGTGTCGGGTCAAGCATAACAACCTTGCACGGGCAACCGTGCATCAACTGGCCCGTCGTCGTTTTCGTGTGTTGGACGGCGGCGGGCTTTTACATTTTCCATGGCGGTGACTGAATCGGACATCGCGAATCTTGCCCTTCTCCACCTTGGCGACAAGGGGAGTATCACGACTCTAGCCACGGACACCACGCCAGAAGCACGCAAGCTGCGAGCGCTCTACGAAGTCCGGCGAGATTCCTTGCTTCGTTCCTATCCTTGGAACTTCGCCACCAAGCGGGCAAGGCTTGCCATTACTTACACCTCGTTTTCTAGCTCTGCACTGACCGATAGCGGCAGCGATGATTTAATCAAGGTCACCGCGTCATCTCACGGTTTAGTGACTGGCAACCGCGTTACCATCGTAAATGTTGAGGGCGCGGTGAACGCGAATGGGACGTGGCCGATTACCAAGATCGACAACAACAACTTCACGCTAGACGGATCAAGCTGGAGCGGTGCTTACACCAGCGGAACGGGCAAATGGGTTCAAGCTCCGGCCTTCGGTCGCTCGTATCAGCACACGTTGCCGGCCGATTCCTTGCGCGTGTTGAGCGCTAATGGGATGCCAGCGGGCGCGGGCCGTGCGAAGTTCAACACGGAAGCGGGCAAGCTGCTAATCGACTCCGACGCGGTAGAGCTGGCCTATGTCGCCAAGATCACGGACCCCGCTTTGTGGGGCGCGTTGTTCGTCCAGGTGTTCGCCTTGGACCTCGCGGCAGCGGCAGCGCTTGGGCTGACTCAGAGCAGCCAGCGACGGCAGGAATTACAGGCGGAGATGTTCACGCTTCTACGCGAGGCAAAGGGCACCGACGCCATGGAGAGCAGCGCATGGGTAATCATGCCCGATGAAGACCCCGACACCTTCAACGTGAGAAACTTCGGCGTA